CGTGTCAGTTGACCGAGACGAAAGAAGCAGGCAAGACAAAAAAGAAAATGGATGGCAGTAAAACCCGCTCAGTGCGCGGTATCAATAATTTCGTGGATGCCAACTTCGCGGGAACCGATAAATCAAACAATTGTGTATTGATTTTGGCCGAGGGATTGAGTGCCATGTCTGGTATCGTTTCGGGATTACAAAGCGACGATCGCAATGTGATTGGCATTTATCCTTTGAAAGGAAAAGTGCTGAATGTAAGAGGCGCTACGCGCGACCTGACGGAGAATCGTGAGCTCGGCGATCTTATTAAGATTCTCGGTCTTCAGTTGGGCAAAACATATAACACTATCGCAGATGTCCATAAAGAATTACGCTATAGTAAAATCATGATCATGTCGGATCAGGATTTAGATGGGTCGCATATTAAAGGACTTTGTATCAACTTGTTTCACGCCATGTGGCCAAGTCTGGTTAAACTCGATGGGTTCTTGTGTTTCATGAACACGCCTATTTTACGAGCAGTCAAAGGGACCCAGAAACTGCAATTCTATAACGACGGCGAGTATTCTAAATGGAAGGACGGGCTGCAAGGCAATCTGAAAGGCTGGAACATGAAGTATTTCAAGGGGTTGGGCACTTCTACCGCCACCGAATTCAAGGACTACTTTGCCCATAAAAAAGTGGTTGATTTCCATCATACCGGCGACGTTTGCAACGATACGGTTGATATGGTGTTTAATAAGAAGCGCGCAGAAGATCGTAAAACATGGTTGGAGAAGTATGACAAGACCAGTTATCTCGACACGAATCAACCCAATGTCGGGTACGATACATTCTTTAACCAAGAAATGATCCATTTCAGTGTGTATGATTGCGAGCGTTCTATTCCGAATATGGTAGATGGACTTAAGACGAGTCTACGGAAGATCTTGTTTTGTGCATTTAAACGGAAACTGACACAAGAAATCAAGGTAGCACAATTTTCAGGATATGTTTCGGAAAATAGTGCTTATCATCACGGCGAAGCCAGTTTGAATGGCGCCATTGTGAATATGGCGCAAAATTATGTCGGATCCAATAATATCAATGTGCTCGTTCCGAATGGCCAGTTCGGAACGCGATTGAAAGGCGGAGAGGACAGTGCGTCTGAGAGATATATCTTTACGTACCTGAATCCGATTTCAAGAGCGATCTTCCCAGAAGCAGATGATATGATTTTGGATTATGTGGACGACGACGGACAATTGGTGGAGCCGACATTTTACATTCCGATTATTCCGTTTGCCTTGGTGAATGGTATTTCCGGGATCGGAACGGGGTTTTCATGCAATATCCCATCCTATAATCCTATAGAGTTGATATCCGCTTTGCGTGCTAAGCTTCGTTTGACAAATGCACAACAACAGACATTCATTCCCTACTATGAAAGTTTCAAAGGAACGGTTAAAGAATCAGAGCAAGATAAATTCTTGATTAAAGGACTATACGAAACGGTAGATGCGAACACGATCTTGATTACAGAACTTCCGATTGGAACATGGACAATGAACTATTTGTCGGTGTTGGAAGATATGATGGAAGCAGACAAACTTAAAAAGAAACCAAAGATTGTCAAGGATTTTGTGAACATGTCTACCGAGATTCATGTCCATATCACCGTCACCTTGGAGAAGGGGAAGAAGGCCGAATTGGAGGGTATAGTGGATGATAATGGAGTGAACGGTCTGGAAAAGGCACTCAAACTAACCAGCACGGCAAACACGAGTAACATGAATATGTTTAACGATACAAAACAGTTGCATAAATATAAGTCGGTGCAGGAAATCATTGACGCGCATTATGAAGTTCGGTTGCGGGCTTATCATAAACGCAAACAGGCTTTGGTGAGAGAACTGAAAGCGAAAGTTTGTGAGCTGTCGAACCGCAGTCGGTTTATTCAAGAAGTGGTGGCAAATACAATTGATCTGCGGAAATTTGCGGACGACGACGAAACCGATGCGGCTTTGTTGGCGAAAAAGTATGATAAAGTTGGAGACAAGTACGATTATTTGACACGGATTCCAATGCACAATATTAATAAAGGACGTGTGGAGAAATTACTCAAGGAAAGAGACGAGCAAATCCGAGAGTTGGACAAGCTGGAAAAAACCTCGGTTGAAACCATGTGGTTGGGCGAGTTGGATATATTAGAAAAAGAATACGGAAAGTACAAAGAAATGAGAAAGCAGTTGTTGGAGTCTTCTATTGTGATTGGGGGGAAAAAGAAAAACAAGAAATAGAGATGTTAAGCTTAAATAAATTTTTTTAATCTTAATATAAAGACTTGAGACTATAATAGACAAGTTATGTTCTTGGTAAAATATTTTTCATGTTGTTTTTATAGAAAACGGACAATACCAGAAATTAAAGAAATAGAAAATATGAATGTTCGCGTGACTACGGATTCACTATACAGTCAAACGAGTTTGAACTCTAACTCTTAGAAATTATATATACAATCAGAACTGAATACTCCATATACATCAGATTTTGTAATGTGTACACTTGTTTGGTCTCCCAAAAAAACAATATATCTCGGCATTTGAAATGCAGTTTTAGAATGCGATTCATCTAATTCAACCGTGAATAAACGGACTCTTCCAAATACCGGATGAAAACTAACCGGAGGAAGAAACTGTTTCTTCTCTTTATCCGTAAGCGTATGGTCTACTACATCATTCTTTATCGTACAACTATACATCATGACAGGTTTCGCCGTATTTTCATTGTCCTTGTTTTTAATTTCTCTTAGCCATTCGTATTCTTGAAACGTATCCACGACGTCGGGATGCACTGAGACATTATGGATACGTTTTTTTACTGTGATTTCGTCGACACACCCCCATGTATAAGCCGGGATTGTCTCGTTTTTATGGAAATGTTCCGAGAGATTTATGAAATCACCTTTCAAGTAACGAACAAATTTCTCTGCATTAAAACAAAGGTATCCATGTTTCATACCGTCGTGATACAAGGAACCTTTGAAACAATCTTTTGTATACTCTATAAAGTCTGAATCTACATCCGTTTCTTCTATTTGAAACAACGGATAAATTATTTCGTAGCACATGTTTTGTATATATATGTCGTGTGTCTCATCGTCTTTCAAACTTATAGGGTCGTAAGTTATCATAGGGAAGGTGTATGATTTACTTGACTCGTTGTATTTCAATAAACATGCTAAATACGGATCAAACATAGTATTGTTGCAAACAATGTAAATGTATAAAAAGTAATCTATCGGATTATTATTTGCGACCTCCAGATCTGGTGAAAAACGCGTTTGCGCATCCGTTAGATAAAAATATGGCTTATGTGTGAAAACGTGCAATGTGTTTGGTTCTTGTTCTGAGAGAACATACTTTTGTTTTTCGTCGTCGTCCCATTTACTTATATCCACTGTGTCTGGCTCTTCCTCTTCTTCGTCGTCGTCTTTTACTTTGATTACTTTATGATTAGAATCTTCTTCGTCTTCGTCTTCGTCTTCGTCTTCTTCGTCTTCGTCTTCATCATCGTCTTCTTCATCATCGTCCTCTTCATCGTCTTCTTCTTCTTCTTCTTCTTCTTCTTCTTCATCGTCTTCTTCATCGTCCTCTTCCTCTTCATCATCGTCTTCTTCATCATCGTCGTCTTCTTCTTCATCGTCGTCTTCTTCATCGTCCTCTTCTTCTTCATCATCGTCTTCGTTTACATCTTCATTGTCTTGTTCATCGTCCTCGTCATCGTCATTAGATCTTATTAATTTAATCAAATCGTCGACGCGGCTACTAAATCGTTTCAACATAATATATCATATATACATTTTTTATATATTTAAGAATAAATATAAAGAAATCGATCTTATACACGTATAACAACAACAACACTACATAAATCGTATAGCAAACAACATGGATGATAACAGTTCTACCTCATACACTATGGAGTCATCATCGGTTGAGACTGAGTTGACAGGTGGCGTGTGCAAAAAGGGGAAAAGAGGAGAACCGAAAATCAAGTCGGGAGTATATACTATAAGACGAAGAGATAAAACGGACGGAAGGATGAAGAACATTCACTTGTTCAACACTGCGGATTACCAAAACACTACTATGGTGAATGCAGTTACGGGTATCCCATATAACGATGAGGGTGAAAACTGGAGGAAATTCAAAATGGGCAGCGAACACGAAGATTCCATTTTCAAAGTTAAATTCTTGACAAGAGAAAATAACATCCCGGGATTAGTTTTGTGTTATGATAGTCCGGAACAGTACGAAAGGCATACCTTTTGCACGATAAGTCAAAAAATCAAAGACGATTGGGAAAATAAGAACCTTTATTATCGCGTCGCGCAGAGGTAGGGGGGCGCAGCCCCCCTATGACCCCCATGCCGGGTTTTATCTAAAAAGGTGGAGTATAATGGTTTATTAGTGCCGGGGTTTTCTCAAAAAGTGTCCGGGGGTTTTCTCAAAAAATGTGGAGTGTGTCGGGAATATTTATTTTTAAATAAAATTTTAATTTTTTATTTAAAATTCACTGTTTTTATTACTTCTTGTTTTTCTTCTTCTTGTTTTTCTTCTTCGGTGCCTCAGAAATATCCCCGATCGTCGCTGCGATTTTATCAATTTGCTCATCGGTCATCATTGTTTTCTCTGATTTCTCTCCATCCTGTGGACGATAGATTAGGTCGTTATTTTTCACTTTTTCCAAACTAAACTTCGCTTCCTCTTCTTTGCGTTTGTTCAGGTTTGCTCGCATACGTTCTCGTGTGCTCTGCGCTTTCATCATCCGGTCTAATTTTCCCGTATCCATTTTCATGTTTTTACCGTTTCCTCCCATGGTCTTCGCCATATTCTGGAACATTTCGTGCATCTGCTTAGAATCTCCTCCCATTTCTTTCATTTTCTGCAACATTTCCCCGGCTTCTTTCATCAGCTCTTCTTGAGACAATTCGCCCGATTTCATTTTCTCTTGGAATTTACCTTGTATTTTTTGCACCAATTTCATGAACTTGTCTGGATGTCGCATGAGTTTCTTGAAAATATCCATAGGTTTAGAATTCGGGTCAAATTCGTCGGCATCCAGACCTAATGTTTGCTTGATATCATCCGTTAACTCTTCCATCAGTTCTTTGGCCAAACTGCCGAGTTTCCCACCAAAAAGCCCCTTCAAATGGTTATGCAGGTCTTCTGGATTCGGTAGTGTCTCTCCTCCTCCTCCTTCGCCAGTAGTAGTATTTTCATCTGAGAATACATAATCGGAGTCTTCTTTAAGATCGTCTTGCATTTTCTGAAAGAAAAGACCCAAATCAGAAAGAGCTTCGGTCATTTTAACCTGCAATTCAGTTTCATCTACACCTTCAAACATATTCATCGATTTCCCGAACTCGGATTTATCTTTTACACTCCCTATAATCGTGAATAAAACCAACTGAAGATATTTCCAGATTGACTCCTGCGTTGTTTTCGTCACACCATTGCAAAAATATAACAATTTAAAATCCAGATTCGGGAGAAACAAAGTGTTATCGTAATTGTCTTCCTTAAAGATCTGGTCGTTCTTGTATAAAATATCAAAGAACCGTTCCGGATATACGTCTAAACAGTATTTATATAGGTCTTTCCATCCAGCTTCAGTAGTATCCTCTCCATAAACCCACATAATGGATGAGTATTCGGGGAAAGTATGTTTCAGGTCTTTCACAAAGTCCTTCATGATCGCTACAAACTTTTCGGGAATTTCGGGCTGTGACATCTTATATTAATATGACAAATACTATTATTTATACTAATTTTTTCATAACAACTTTATTCTAAACTCCTTTCCATTCCAAATGTTTATAGTCGCGGTCGATTTGTTTAGGACGTTCCATTGGCATAACCAGCGTGCTCTGATCTCTCATATAATTCAAATACCCCTGTGCCTCATTATAAACAGATGGAATTGCATAATCTAATACGTACCTGTTTAACTTTTGTATTTGATCTTTGATAGAATCAGATGAATGTTTTGCATACTGTAAATATATGCTGCGCATAATGATTTTCAAATTGTCAATGTTCTGAGGTGGAACGACTATTTTCTTATTGGATATTTCATATACGCCGGCTCTCAACCCGTTTTGCAGGATTTGAACATTCGCCTCTGAAAAATAATTATTCGCAAGAACACTGTTTTCCTGCAATCCGATCAACGGATCTCTATACTCAGTCGCTTTGTTTTTTATTCCTATTTTCTCAGCCATCTGAAATCGTAAATTCGGATTACTGTCGTCTAATAAATTCACGCGTCCATTATACTGTTCATAATTTAGAATTTTATTCGCCGATACTCCTAAATCCGGAATCCATTTCACACCTACATTATCCGTATTCCGCCAGCCTTTTCCTTCATACGATAATGATTCCATATAATCTCTTGGCAGATATTCTTTTTAGGCATTTTTTAAACCATATATACAATATACTATGGTTGATAGTTTTTATATAATTGTAGTCGTTGTTGCCGTAATTTTTTTAATTCTTTGTCTCGTTGCTGTTGGTATTTCACTCGAAAAGAAGGGTTCAACCGACCCCTTTCCGAAATTACAAGCGCCTTGTCCAGATGGCTGGGCTATAGACGGAAGTGGTTGCACAGTTGCGGATTTAAACAAAGGTAACCTTTCAGTGAGTGGTGCATTTTATCAAGTCGCGAACACAAACGTTTGGTTACCAAATAATTCGAACACATTTTACGGAAACATAACGGCAAGTATATGCGATAAAAGAAGCTGGGCAATTACCAATGGTATCTCCTGGGACGGGATTTCAAATTATAATCAGTGTGTTTAGGGAG